CGCCCCCTGCAAAGGATGGCGATGCTTGGCCGCGTGTTTTTGATCAACCTGAGAGCAAGTCTTGGCGAACCGCGTGAAGAAAAAGTCATCGGTCGCAGACCAGCTCACCGGTAAAGCGACCGATCCGCCGATTGCCGGCGGGGCCGATCAAGTCGATCCGATGACCCAGGACCAGACTCTGGCCTGGCTCATCCGGCAATTCGACGATTCAGCCGATGCCTCCCGGGATGCGCGCGCCCAGGCGGAAGTTTTTCGCGACTACTATGACGGCAAGCAGTGGTCGGACGATGAAATCAAGAAGCTCAATGACCGCGGACAGCCCGCGATCACCGACAACCGTATCAAGGACAAGGTCGAATACCTGCTCGGCATGGAGCGCAAGCTCCGTACCGATCCGCAAGCCTATCCGCGCACGCCTGAAGATGATCCCGGGGCCGAAGCAGCCACGGATGCGCTTCGTTACGTCGCGGACTGCAACTACTTCCCGCAGACCAAGAGCAAGGTCTATGAGTACATGCAGATCGAGGGCTTTGGGGGCTGTGAGGTCATCGTCGATAACGCGACCTACAACGGCACCCCCAACAAGAAGGTTCTTATCCGTGCCATCCGTTGGGACCGGCTGTTCTATGACTTCCACTCCCTGCTCGAGGATTTCTCCGACTCACGTTACTTCGGCATCCTGAAATGGATGGACCTCGATGAGGCCATCGCGACCTATAAGAGCCGCAAGAAGAAGGGCGACAAGTATCCCGAGTTTGCCGAATTCGCCGACCTATTCAGCTCTGAGGCCTTTGTAGCCGGCTTTCCGACCTACGACGACAAACCCAGGTGGTTCGACAAGAGCCGCAAACGCATTCAGATCATCGAGCATTACTACAAGCTCGGGGATACGTGGATGCGAGCGGTGTATTCCCGCGTGGGGTTCATCGAACCGCCCAAGGAATCTGTCTACATCGATGCGGAGACGGGCAAAAAGGAATGCCCGCTCATCCTGCAGTCCATGTATGTGGACCGTGAAGGCAATCGCTATGGCGTCGTCAAGCGCTATAAGGACCTGCAGGACGAGATCAACAAACGTCGTTCTAAGTCCCTGCATTTGCTGTCCGTCAACCAGGCCACGGCCGAGAAAGGCGCGGTGGATGATGTAGACAAGGCGCGCAAGGAATTGGCTCGGCCGGATGGATTCCTGGAATACACCCCGGGAATGAAGCTCGAGGTCCGTGAGAATACGGATTTGGCGGAAGGGCAGTTCAAGCTCTTGCAGCAATCCATCGCCGCTATGGGCGATACGGGTCCAAATGAAGCGCTTTTGGGCCAGTCGGGTGAAATTTCCGGGCGCGCCAAGCAGCTGGATCAAGCCGGCGGCATGGTTCAACTGGGCGTCGGTCCTGATTCGCTACGTTACTGGCAGACCCGGGTAATGAAAGCGACCTGGAGTCGCATCAAACAGTTCTGGACTGGTGAGATGTGGGTTCGTGTCACGGATGACGAAAACAGTCGCTTCATGGCGCTGAATTCGAAGTATCCAGAGAATCACGTGCACGTTCAGAAAGGGATGGCCCAACCGGGCGATCCGATGAACTCCGTCGTGGACATGGACGTGGATATCGTGATTGCGGAAGCCCCCGATACGATCACGGTGCAGCAGGAGCAGTTCCAGACACTTGCGGAGCTGGCGGGGAAAGGTATTCAAATCCCGCCTGAAGCACTGATTGAGGCATCGAGCCTGGCTGCCTCTGTTAAACGCAAGATCAAGGATGCGATGTCCGGGAAACTCCCGGATGGGACTGAGATTCCTCCGCAAGTCCAGCAGATGCTGCAGGCCAAAGAGCAGCAGATTCAGCAGATCACCCAGGCGCAGCAGGAGAAGGCGCAGGAGCAGATCCAACTCGAGCAGCAGCTGGAGAAGCTCAAAGCCGACGCTCAATTGCAGCAGATCAAGGCCCAGTCCGCCATGGACAAGGTCAATGCGAACCAGGCTGCATTCGAAGCTGAATTCGCCGGCAAACAGACCGAACTCGAAGCACAGATGACGACCATCAAGGCGCAGATTGCGACCTTGAATGCGAAGGAAGTCGAACTCAAGGCCCTTCAGTTGGTCGCCGCCCAGAATCTCGAAGCGACCCAGAACGCGGCCAATGCTGTGGTGGAGGGCGCGGCCAAGGAACAGGCGGTGAATTTGCTACAGGCGAAATTGGACGCGCAGGAAGCTGCACACAAGAAGCAGATTTCCGATCTCGCGGTTCAACACAACCAGCAGTTGCATCAGGAACGCGAGAAAGCGCGGGCGGCTCAAGATCAACCAGAGAAGCCCAAGCCTCGCAAAATCACGGTCGAGCGTGATGCCAGTGGCCGGATCTCCGGCGCAACCGTCAATTAGAGAGAGCCCATGGGAATGATCGATGTCGATTTCGGTGATGGAGTCATTCAGAAGATGGATTCCTCCAGGCTCGAAGGTCCCTTGGTGATGAATTACGACACCGAGCGCGAGCGCACGCAGATCACCGAATACCGACTGAAGCAGCACGGCACCGTTGTGCACCGGTCGGTTCACGTTCACTTGAAACAGGGCCTCGGCATCGAAGGCCACTTGGGAGGCTTCCGTGGCTAATAGCCAGGCAATCTGTACTTCATTCAAGGGCGAGGTACTCTCGGGCGTTCATGCGCTGGGAACCACGGTTACTCGCGGTGGTACCACGGCCGATACGCTCAAAGCCGCGTTGTATCTCGCTTCCGGCTCACTCGGCGCTTCGACCACAGCGTATAGCGCCACCAGCGAGGTCTCCGGAACCAACTACACCGCTGGCGGTATCAGCGTCACCAACGCGAATGCACCCAGTACCAGCGGTACCACGGGGATCTGGACGCCGTCCGCTTCACTTCAGTGGACGACGGTCACACTTTCGACCGCTTTTGACACCTGCCTGATCTACAACTCGACCCAGTCGAACAAGGCCATCGGTGTGTACACGTTCGGATCCCAAACGGTCACGGCGGGCAACTTCACACTCACGATGCCCACCAACGATGCCACCCACGCACTCATTCAGTTGGCGTAACCTATGAAAAATACCTGGAACGGTACACTCATCACGCAGCAGGCCGCCGGCACTGCGCTCACCAACACCACCACGCCGACGAGTCTATTGAACGGTCAGGCCAAATTCACACTGCCTGCCCAGTTCATCGATGTCATCGGTGCCAAATTGCGAGTAAGGGCATCGGGCCGTATCTCAACGGCAGCCTCAACCCCCGGAACCCTCACGCTAGATATCCGTTTCGGGTCCGTGGTGGTCTTCAATGGGGGTGCTTCTGGCACTTTGGCCACCTCAGCGACGAACCTCACTTGGAAGTTCGAAGCTGATCTGTATGCGCAAACTGTTGGCAGCAGTACCACTGCCACCATGTATGGCAGCGGCATTCTGACTACGGCAGCACTGTCGGCCACGACACCCATCCTGTTGTTGCCCACGAGCTCACCCGCAGCGGGTACAGGGTTTGACTCCACAGCCGCATCGGTTGTGGATTTCTTCGCAACCTGGTCGGTGGCCTCCGCCAGCAACTCCATTCGCTGCGATGATTTCGAATTGATCTCATGCGCCTAAATGGATGCTGCACTGCTGCGCTATCGATGGACTGCGCCCATAGCGTCCGGTACGGCGTATATCCGTCAGTATGCGGCTGGATCGTGGCAAGGTCTCAATGGCTACGGGGATCCTCAAAATCTAGTTGAGACGGTGACTCTCTCGTTCAACGTGTTGGCGGGCAGTGCGTTGGTGTTGTTTGCCACCGATAGCAATGGTGGCAGTGCAGGGCCTTCGATCGCAATCTCGGATACGTTGAGCAATACGTATACGCTAAAAAAGCAGATCGACGATACGTTGTCATCGGGGTGGCAATCGACCTATACGTTTCTCGCACAGAACAGCCCGGCCGGCGCGCTGACTCTCACAGCAACCTATGGGAATTTGCTCTGGCAGGGTCTTGCTTTGTTTGAGATCGCCAACGTCCCAGCCAGTTGCTACATCGATTGCAACGGAAATCTGCAGACCGGCTATACCGCGACCACTACTGACGGCATCACC